TAAGTCACCCACAGATCCTGCAGCTATAAACATACCTGTAGTAATCATACCTGATTTAAGCGCAGGCTTGATATATCCAAAGGTAGTATCCATCTTAGGAGCAATCCCTGCTTCCTCATGAAAGAAATATTTAACTGGTCCACCGACACCATTAGTAGGATCTTTTTCAAAGGACATACCTTGTATTGTACCTTTAAGACCTACTTCAGCTTTTCTATCTCCTTTTCTTACCTCAATCTTCTGTTGCCACATCATGACTTTATCTGGTGACATAGGACGGTACCATGCTGTATGCTCATTTAAGAATGCTGCATATTCAGATAAAAATTTCCATGTACCTTTCTCATTAATGTAATCCTTAAGAGATGCCCCCATCTTAAGAGTAACACCGGCCTCAAACCATTGCTGATTTATTAGTTTACCTGCATGGTAGTAAGAAGAAGCTATCTGACGTTTCTTGAGTATAGCTGCATGTTTATAGTGTAACTCTGCTAGTTGCTCATATAGAGCCATGTGATACTGTGCATCACGGATATCAGCAAATCCAAATGCTTGTATCTCCTTGTTGAAGATAGGCAAGAAGTTAAGCCACATATAATATTCTCGGGCAAGATACCAAGTTTCTTTTCCTGACTTAACTAATACACCATTTCTACACTTAGTCTTTTGGTCATCCCAATACTTGATAAAGTCTTTAGATCTGAATGGTGCTGTACAATATACCTTACTTGCTTTAAAGATCTGAGCCTGTTCATTAAAGATCTTATTAGAGTCTTCATTAAAATTATACTGACCAGGTTCTTTGAATATAGTAAGTAAGAATATTCTTAAGTCTTCTCTAGTAGCAAAACTAGTAGTTGTCCAGACTCCGTTATCCCAAGTAGGTATGTTTTCCCAGAATGCTTCCATTACATATCATATGCTAGACCTTGACCACCACGTACTTTGCTTTGTTGTTCTTCCTGAAGGTCTTTGTATACTCCTTTGAAAGATTGTCTGATTGCATCAAAATCTTTAGCAATTGCTCTAATTTGAGCTATGTTACCATCTTTACCATCAGTAATCTGAGTAGTAGATAAGTATCTTGATATTCTATCTAGTGCTTTCTGCATACCCTCATACGCGCGGGAGGTAGGAGTTTCATACATTCTTTGACAGAATCTAAGTGCAGTTACTATATCATCATCTTCTGTAGAGAAGGTTGCTTCTATTTCATTTAATACTATATCTTCTTTATCCATATGTGGGACATTGAAGAAAGGGTTCATGTCTGGGTTAGGACAGGTCATGTAAAACAAATACAAGTAAATTTTAAGATAGTCTTCAGGATAATTATCCATTATATCTTTTAGTGATTTAAGTGTATAGCAGTGTTCTGTTGGAACAACTATGCCGTTTTGCAAATCAAATAGTTTAGCTATCATTTCTTTTTTATTTGGTCTCGGTTTTCATGTAACCAGTTAATGATGCTGATTACCTCATCTTTTAAATATGGTATTTCAATTGGTACAACTTCTTTAACTACAGGATCACCTTCTGAAGTATACTTTACAATTGGATATCCATAATCATCTTCTCCCTCAGTTTCAAACAATACATGATGTATAAACATCTTGCCCGGTTTTAACTTTGGATTATGTTTGAGTATAATATACATATAAATACTCAACTGTAATGCATAGTGATTAAAATGACAGTCATCTAGATTGTTTACAGGAAAGAGCAGTTTCTCAGATATTCCTTCCCAGTTTACATAAGACTCAGTCTTAATCTCTTTGTTAGTCTTATAGTCTGTAATGTTTACATGATCATTAACTACTTCTACAAGGTCAGACTGTCCGCATATTCCTGCAGACTTTAAAAACACCATGTGCTCAGGATATACTCCTGGATCTAGTCTTTGTACAGGTGCCTGTTTTAATCCTTCTATCTCAGCTACAGGAGGTATAATAGGAATAGTTATACCTTCTCTTTCTAAAGAAGCAAGAGAGCATAAATCATACTCTCTTTGATTATGGTAGTAAGTACCAAGGGTAGTGGCACGGTTTGCTTCATTATCCCATATCTCTAAAATCTTTTCAGGTGCAATGCCGTACCACTTAGATCTTTTAGAGTTTGTTACTTTAGCTGCTACAGCTTTAGCATCAAATGGTTTCTTGAAGTTGGAAACAAGTGACGTAACACTTATCCATTTTATGTCATCTACCTCAATGCTTTTATAGCTATGATCAGCAGCATTAAATACTATACTCATAGTGCATCTAGTTTATCTTCATCTTCTTCTGATATTAAAGAGAACCATCTATAATCTGGGCATGAAGATGATAATGATCTTGTTTTAAACTGAAGAGAACATCCACATAAATTACAACATGGAGCAGTTCCTGGTACTAAACAATGTTTACCATCAACATCCTTACGCACACATGAAGTACATATGTCCATTCTATAAGAAGCTATCTCTTCTACAAACTCATCACGGATTACAGAGTTCTTAATTCCCTCCATAATTTGTTTTCTATTCTTCCATAGATCCTTTATTTTACCTGCCATCTTTGAATTTCTTTTTTTCCTCTAAAAACTCTACTATATTCTTTTTAGCATTGTAAAGTTTCTCAAGTCTTTGTTCTACCAATTTTAAGTTGTGATAATTTTTAAATGTATCTCTGTTATATTGCTTCAACGCTCCTTCATGTTTTTTTATCTGGACATTTACTGCACGTTGTTTAATTAAAAAGTGTCCTAAACCTGGTAAGTTTATTCTTGGTTCTTCTAAACTTGAAAGGCATCTTCTTACTTCTTTATAATAAAAACTTACAATATCATCTACTAATGACTGAGGAAGATCTAGTTCTTCTGCTACTTGCTTAATTATTACCTGCGGTTTCTTGGGTATCATTTCCTAAGAATTTATAGTCAAGCAATACTGTTCCTTCAGTCTGTATTTGTAAAGCTGGATTAAGCATAATAACTTTCTTGTTACTTCCATCTTTTACAACAAGATTATTCTTTTCTGCTTTGTTAATACAGTTACGTACAGTCTGTGGTGTTTTAAAGATCCAATCTTCTTCTGCTGAAGCATCATAACAAAAGTGTGTCAGCTCTATTGGCTGATTGAAGCTAAGTAAGGTAAGACAGTTAAGATCAGATTCACTCACTGCTATACGGTTAATATAGCAATGAGTTAGTATCTGAAACTTTACTACTTCCCACTTAGGCATACGCACACGCTTCTGTACTTGATTTACTAAAGCCATGACTAGGATTTTTTAAGCTTTCTCTCTTTAGATATTTCTTCACGCAACTCTTCTGGTGACTCAGACTCCTGTGGTGGATTCATCATCATTGCATACTGAAGTTGATACTGTGCTCTTTCAAAACGAGCTTTGTCAATCTTCATTAAAAGTTCCTCATGTTGAAATTGAGCATTCAAATAAGGAATTGATTCTGTGTAGAACTGCAACATTTCTTCTTTTCTTGCTTGCAATTCTTCATGTGTGAGCTCTTGCTCTTCTACTTTACTTTCCATAATTACTGTATTGGTTTTAGCAAATATACAATAAAAGTTTAAACTTGATATATTTAAAAGTAAAAAACCCAACCAGTTAGACTAGTTGGGTTAAAGTGTTAGTAGAGCGGTTAGCGGTTTTTAATTGTAAAGTTTAGAAGAGTAAACATATAGAACTCTCTTGATATGTCTACTTCTATAATAAAGAAATCAATTGCACCTAATCTAAATCTAATAGCAAACTTGTCCCAAAGTTTGTTTTTTGCTGCCCAACTATTTCTAAACTTCATACTATTCTTTTATTTCAAAGTGCATCCAGTCATAATCTTTTTCTACTCCCAAAGAAATAAACCCATGTTTGTAGAATATATCTATCATAGGCTTGTATTCTGGTCTAGCAAAACGTGCAGTACGTTTTGTTTCTTTTAGTGTATTTCTAGCAGGATCAAGATCTATTGCTATTCCCCAAGCATGTTTACTCCATGAAGCTCCTCCACGCATTTTGCGGTAATTAAAACAACCACCAAAAAGATCAATCCCAAGTTCTTTTATTCTTGCTGACCCATAGTGAGAAAGAAGATCATTAAATACAGCAAGAAGGTTGTCAGCTATATCTTTATGACATCTTACTCTACTTGTTGTAGTATCAGTATCCCATGCTATACGCAATGGATAAGGACATATAATTGTAGTTAAATAGCCGGCTCCTGTTTCTGTTGGCTTGCCGTATTTAGCTGTTGCTTGTGCTGTAGTTAACATATTATTTTACTTTCAGTTGAACCTTGACTAGTTCACCTACCATATCAGATAGGTCACCTATTTTACTAGCCATGGTTTTAATTTCTTGTTGAGTTGTTTCTTGGATAAGCTGATATTTCAATCTATGCTCTTGTTCCAATAACTCAATCTTTCCTTTGAGCTTACCTTGTTCTTCAATGTGACGATGACTATCATCTTTCAGCTCCTTAAGATCTGATATAATGTTATTATATGCTGTTCTTAAGAAGAAGCCGATGAGTGCAAGTATGGTACCTGCTGCAAAAAGAGTTATTGTTAATTCCATGAGTTACAAATATTATAAGTATAATATAAGTAAAAATACGTACTTATCCTAATCTTCTAGTTCTTTTTTGTCATCAACCGTAAGCTGAGATAATGCTGCGGTCACTCCTCCTACTGCTACTAAGTATCCACTAGCAGCAACTAAAGCTGCAGGTAAAGCTATAGGAGCTGCAATAAGAGCTGCACCCAATGCGCCTGCTACTAATCCTACACGTTGTACTTTCTTCCAAAATGTTGGAGTCTTAGCACTCCATCTGTCTTTAAGTGTTTTCATAATTAAGAGTTAAATTCTACTGAATTGTATTGTGCTTTTATTGTTCCGTCTTGCAATGTAAAATTGTATAAATAAGGAAAATAAGGAATAATGTAAATATTTGCAATTGCCTCAAATGTAGCTTGGTCTGAAGTCCAATCTGACATTACAACAACATAAGATATTATATTATTAATATCGCAAAATACAACATTCCCGTATTGTTCTAGTTCTTGCACTAAAGCATTTCTATCTACTGCCATATTTAATATTTAAAACGTATATTCATTCTATAACTAAATCTAGTTCCATTACCTGTAGGAAAAGCAGGATCATTATTTGCATAAGCCCCTTTATTTGTTATTAAGGTTGACTCTGCAGAACCAAATCCACTTGTCCAACTTCCATCACGGTTTTCCCATCCTAATATTAAATTGCTTGTCCCATTATAACAAAAAGGCGTATCAAAATTAATAACTAACCATCCACTTGTTGATATAGTCCAGTTAAATGTTTTTACAATACTCACGTCTGAAACTGGCATATCTGACCAATTAATGGCTGGATTGGCATCAAATGTTGTCGTTCCGGGTGCTAAATGCGCTAATTTAATTGTTTGGTTGTTGTATGTGTAAGGAACAGTATACCCACCTATTTCTATCTCTATTCCTGTAATTTGTTTTGCTCCTGCCATTTCAGCAGCATTCCAAATCATAGAAGTCCAAGAAAAATTAAATAACCCATAAGCAGGATATTGAAAAATATTAGTCGTGCCAGTACCAACTTGAAGGTTCAAACCTTGAACATTTACACAGCCTCCTAAATTGCTGAAATATGGATTTATAATCATTGACATAACTTATGCTCTAGTTCCTATTAAAGTTATTTTTAGCCCTCTTGCTCCCGCTGTACCTACAGCATCTATATCTACAGTAATCTCTCCATCATCTGTAAGGGCAGAAGTAACAATAGTTGCAGGAGTTGCTGCAGTTACAGTTGTTCTTTCGTTATTATCAAATGTAAGTTTTGTACCTAACACAGATACACCATTTAGATTAATATCTACAGTAAGCAATGCTCCTGCTGTTTGTGCTGTGGTTAGTGAAGCTCTAACTGCTGTTAATGTCATTGCGTGAGGCATTCTGAAAGTTACCTTTGCAGTTCCAATAGTCAAGTTTGTAGTTTCATCCGAAGCAGCAGCTTGAATATCTGCAGGCAAAACTGCTGTTGCACCTAAAAACAAATCTACTATTACACCGCTTGAATTTTTAAAATAAACTAACTTATTTGTTTTATCATAGAAGTATGTATTATTAGCTACTGAAGGCCAATCAGCAGAACTATCTGTAGTAGTATCATACTTTGTTCCTGCAGCTATTTCTCTTTGTAATGTAACAACAGCCATTATAGTTTAGATTTAATTAATTAATAATCTGTTTGAATATTTCCGTATAAATCAGGAGTAAATCCATTGCCCTGAGTAATATTTAAGTCTATAGGATTTTGACCATTTGTTATCTTAAGAATATTGCTAACATAAGCCATAGTAAGAGGAAAACCATTTGTTCTTATACATCTTGCAGCCGCAGATGGAGACTGGCATTTAAGCTCATTTCCTGAAACTTTATAAGAACCTGAAAGATAATTTCCAAAATATATGTTACCTGCTGATCCTGCAATGCCACTTGACACTACCTCTAAAGTGTTATTTTTAACATCTATATTAGCATTTCCTGCGTCTGAAGTATTAGCAAAAGATAGGTTTCTTCTAGTTCCTGTACCTTGAATGTAAAAATAATTATTTGAAATATCTACTTTGTATGCTTGTAGATTTTCAATTGCAAAGTTATTTGCACCATTCAAAGTAGTTATATGTGATCCTATTAGCTCTATATTGCCAGTTATAGTTCCTAAAGAAATACCATTTGCTCCAACAGAACCTATTCTTGACAATGAAATATTCATTGTTCCTGATGATATACTAATAGCACCTCCCGAGCTTGCAAAAACAAATGATCTATCCATTATCAATGTTCCTGAAGTAATTTCAATTCCTGTATTTGAGCTTGCTAATACAGTAGAATTATATACACTTACGTCTTGTGCAGATTGAATTGCTATACTACCAGACTGTATAAAACTGTCATAAATATTAACTGAAGAACCTGTCTCTACATAAACACCAACACCTTGGCTAGTAATTGTTCCATTGTATATAAATGGATTATATCCTGAATCTACTGTAACACCTGATGCATTTGCCCCATCACATCTTGCAGACCAACTACCGTTAACTGTACCACTTTCTTCAATTACCAAAGCTGTGCAATCATCTTCATTAATCAGCTCAACACCATACATATTTAATGCAGAACACCTGTTTCTAAGACATACACCTATCAAAAAGCTTGAACCACCTACATTTCTTCGGATAATCTTTCCATTATATATGTTATTTCTTGAGCCCCCACCTGTTGTTTCAACAGCATTTGTAGGGCCAGCTACGTCTAGTATATAAGAATAACCATTTAAGTTAAGGTCAACACCATTAGGTAATGCTGCCACTGTAGCTGTAGTTTCTGTTACATCAGTAAACAATGTGATAGTTTGTCCTGATACCGCTGCTGCACAAGCTGCAGGAAGTGTAGAGTAATAAGTAAACACTCCATTTGAATCTGTAATTCCAATTTTACCACTTGGTGTAACAGCTGTATTATCAATAGTAAAATTAGGATAGGTTCCCGTAATTCCAATATTAGTTCCGGCAGTTAATGTTACAACTTGATCGGGTGCAGCATTTGTAACTGTTAAATCAGTTGCAGTACTTGACAAAGAAATGCCTGTTCCTGCTGTAATTCCTTTAGTTGCAAGTGCTGGACCTGTTCCGTCATTTACAAGAGTTTCTGTTCCACCTGCAGAAGTGAGTGTTACTCCTGTTGTAGGATCAGTATTACTTATAGTAAAATTAGGGTAAGTACCTGTTACGCCAATCC